GTACTACGTAGAGTTGCATTACTTCTACTATCCAACTTCGATTGTCACAGCAGGAACATCTTGGCTGGGCGACAATTACGATCCCGTCCTGTTGTACGGCTCTCTGGTAGAAGCGAACACGTTCATGAAGGGTGAAGCCGACATGACCGCCTTGTACAACGGCAAGTACACAGAAGCTCTGGCGCAGGCCAAGCGACTTGGTGATGGACTCGAGCGCGGAGATGCGTATCGGGACGGTCAATACAAGCAAAAGGTGATCTGATATGGCATTTGACCAGACACTCACCACAAGCTTCAAGCAGGATATTTTGCTGGGTGTACACGACCTTGACACAGACACGCTGAAGATGGCCTTGTACTTGGCGACAGCCAACCTTGACGCAGACACCACCGTTTACACAGCAACAGGCGAAACATCCGGTACAGGCTATACAGCCGGTGGCAATGTGTTGACAGGCGTTACGGTTCAGACCTCGGGCACAACAGCCTTTGTAGATTTTGCCAACCCCACATGGAACCCCGCCAATTTCACGGCACGTGGCGCGTTAATTTATAACGTCACCAAGAGCAACAAAGCGATTGCTATATTGGACTTTGGCTCTGACAAGGTGGCGACCACCACCTTTGTTGTTGAGATGCCAGCCAACACAGTGTCATCTGCGTTAATTAGAATTTCATAAGGACCAACATGCTTGTAACCACAACCAAAGGCGACATGGATGACTCCCTGCTTGAAAAGCGGGAAGGCACAGTGGATAATGACAACGAACTCACGACATGGGTTGAGTACTGGTTGGACGGAGAGCTTGTCCACCGTTCTGCGCATGTGACCTTGAAAAAAACAGCCGTCTTTGGTGGCGGCGAAACAGCTTCTTTTGCTTAAAGGATAAATCATGGCAAACACTCAATCAATGTGTACCTCGTTCATGGGCGAGCTAATGACCGCAACCCATAACTTTGGAACGGCACCGACCCGCGGAACAAGCGCAACCGACACGTTTAAAGCGGCTTTGTATTTGACATCCGCCACAGTTAACGCATCTACCACGGCGTACTCTGCTTCGAATGAGGTGTCTGGTACGGGTTACTCCGCAGGGGGCGTAACGGTAACGGCTGCAACCCCTCCTACGGCAACAAACTCTTCGGCAACTGCGGGGGTGGCGTTTTTTACCCCTTCGGCATCCATTGTTTACACAACAGTAACTTTGTCTACGGCGTTTGATGCGGTGTTGATTTACAACTCTACGCAAAGTAACAAGGCGGTTTCTGTCCATACGTTTGGCAGTCAGACCATCACGGCGGGTACTTTTACTTTGACAATGCCTGCTGATACGACATCAACTGCTTTGTTGCGTCTGGCTACAACCTAAGCGGAGGCGGCGTAAGCCGTAGACCATGTTTGGTATATCCGCATTTGCACAGGCCCCATTTGCGGCTCTCGGTGAAAACGTAGTCGTCGTTGCCCTGACGGGCGTGTCCGCGTCCGGGAATGTTGGATCAGTTCTCAGTGGGCAAGAACTAACGGGCGTGTCTGCGTCTGGGGCTGTTGGGTCTGTAACAGGCTCAAGCACCGTTGCTCTGTCGGGTGTTGCGGCCTCCGGTTTTGTTGGATCAGTTACTGCGGCTTCGACAGTTGCCCTGACGGGCGTGTCTGCATCTGGAGAGGTTGGCACTGTTGCTCGCGGGGACACAGCATTTGCTCTGTCAGGGGTAGAGGCTTTAGGGGGTGTTGGTTCCGTCGGGGTGACAAACTCTCTTGCCCTGATTGGCGTGTCTGCGGCGGGGGCCGTTGGTACTGTTTCTCGCGGGCCAACATTATTTGCCCTGACAGGGGTTGAGGCTTCCGGCGCTGTTGGGACAATGATCTACAACGAGTCGGATGCAACATCCGGCGATGTGGCAATAGGCGAAGTTGGCACAGTAGCCCCCTCTCTCACCGTCGCTCTTACGGGGGTGGCGGCTTCAGGTTTTGCAGGCACGGTGAGCCACAGCAAAACAATTGCGCTGACTGGAAATTTGGCAATCGGAACCGCTGGATCGGTTGGGTTTACAGAGTCTTTTGCGCTGTCTGGGGTGCAAGCCTCGGGCGCGGCTGGAACTGTAATCGCCGTTTATTGGATTTTGGTAGATGACAGTCAAACTCCAAACTGGCAAAATATCAACGATTCTCAAACACCCAACTGGGCGCTGGTAAATAACGCAGAAACGGCTGATTGGTCGTTGGTTGAGACGGATTAAGGATACATATGGCTCTCGTACTTGCAGACCGGGTAAAAGAAACAACCACCACGACAGGTACTGGGACAGTAACGCTTCTGGGCGCATCAACGGGGTTCCAGTCGTTCGCGGCAGTTGGCGACGCCAACACCACCTATTACGCTATCGTGGCTCAAACCGGCACTGAATGGGAAGTTGGGATTGGTACGTATGCAACATCAGGCACAACCTTAGCCCGAACAGTGGTGTTGTCATCGTCTAACAGCGGATCAGCAGTCAACTTTAGCGCCGGAACAAAAGACGTATTTGTTACCTACCCGTCAGAACGCGCCGTGATTGGGGGTGAGGGTTATGTTGAAAACTCCGCAACGGTTGCTGTTAGCTCGACTATTACGGCAGGAAACAACGCCATGAGCGCGGGGCCAGTCACAATTAACTCAGGCATTACAGTAACAGTTCCTAGCGGTAGCCGCTGGGTTGTCGTTTAACGGCAGTTGCCCACCATGCTTAAATCTGCGAAAATAACTTGAACGTAAGGGAAAGACATGGCAAGCACGTATTCAGACCTTAAATTTGAGCTGATTGGCACGGGCGAACAAGCAGGCTCTTGGGGCAGCACGACCAACGATAACATTGGCACGGCTATTGAGCAGGCCCTTGTCGGATTAGGCAACCCTGTTTTTACCAGCGACACCAACCTGACTATCAGCCTGAGCAACACAGTTGCGCTTCAGACGGCGCGAGCCTTGGTCCTGAACGCTACGTCTACGGGCAGTCTGACGGTTACCCGTGAGTTGGTGGTGCCAACCATCGAGAAGCAGTACATTGTTCAGAACAACACCTCGGGCGGTCAAAGCATTACCGTGAAGACCTCGGGCGGGACGGGTATCACGGTGCCCAACGGGCGCAAGGCGCATTTGTATGTAGACGGCACCAACGTCATCCAGATGTTCGACTTCGTAGACATCAACGGTGGTGCAATTGACGGCACTGTTATTGGTGGCGCTACTACGGCAGCGGGTAGTTTTACAACACTCAACGCCACCGTCTTGACCGCCACCGCAGACTCGGCCTTCACGTCTACAGGTGCTGTGCAGATTTCCAAGGGAACGACAGCAGAGCGCCCCACGGGCGTTACGGGCAAGCTAAGGTTCAACACTACCACTGGTGAGTTTGAGGGCTACACGGGCGCTGGTTGGGCTTCTGTGGGCGGTTCTGCAATTGTCAACGACACCAGCACAGCGTCAAATATTTTCCCGCTGATGGCAAGTGCAACAAGCGGCACGGCCTTGACAGTCAACACCAGCAATGCCAAGCTGCTGTACAAGCCTTCAACGGGGGAGTTTCAGTCAACAGTATTGGTGGCCTCAAACGGCATTGTGGTGAACAGCCAGACGGTGGCAGAGAATTACACTATTGCCGCAACAAACAACGCAATGTCCTCTGGCCCAATCACTATCAACTCCGGCATCACAGTCACAGTCTCCAGCGGCTCTCGCTGGGCTGTTGTTTGAAAGGAAACAAACATGACTTTAATTCTAAGCGGCACTGACGGCCTTTCTGATGTGGACGGCACAGCAGCCGCCCCTGCTATTCGCGGCACTGATGCCAACACCGGCATCTTTTTTGGTACAGACATCATCGGGTTTAGTGAAGGCGGTGTTGAGTCTGCGCGGTTCAACGCAGATGCCCAATTTGTTGCCGCCTCTGGTACAGCCGCGTTGCCCGTCATTACGACTACCGGCGATGTCAACACAGGCATCTTCTTCCCTGCCGCTGACACAGTGGCTGTCAGCACTGGCGGCACAGAACGCGCCCGTATCGAATCAACGGGAAATTTCCTTGTCAAGCGACAAATTACTTCATTTACCACAAACGGGTTTGGAGTTTTTCGTTCGGGAAGCAGTCTTGATGTTGCAGATGGTTCCACCATTACCTTATCTAGTGGGTCTGCTGCTCAATTGATTTGTGTTACATGTGGGACTTCTGGAAATGGGGGCACATTTTTTGCCAATTACAATGTAACAGTTTCACAAATTGGCGGGTCTGCTACTCAAATATCAACTACTGATGCAGGTGTTGTTGATATTGCTGTGTATAAATCTATAAATAACAACACAGTTACATTTAAGAATCGCTCTGGATTTACAAAAAATTACACAATCTCTATTTTTTGTGCCGACAATGGTGACACAGTTTAATTAAAGGAAAAATCATGCAAGTTGAAATCAAAAACTTTGAAAACGAAACTGACAATAAGTTTGTCGGCTTTAATATTCGCAACGATGCAAACGCTTTGTTTATTATTGACAAACGAGTTCCATTGGTAAATGGAAAAACTGATGAGCAATATGTCCAAGATGCGCTTGCTCTTGCAAAACCAGAGATTGACGAATGGTTGGCATCACAGTCTTTTGTTGGTCGCAAGTGGAATATTGCAACCAACTCTTTTGAATGACTAAAACAGCAGCCATGACAACCCGCATCACCGCACTTGAAGGAGCAGCAGCATGAGCAGCATTGCAGTAACGGCCTCGGCAACCGGCACGGGCACAGTCACCCTGTTAGCACCCATCACAAACACAAACAGGACGCTGACGCTGCCTGATGCTACTGACACAGTGGCGGGTATTGCCGCGACTCAGACGCTGACTAACAAAACTATAAATGCAAGCCAATTAGTTGATGCGTCTGTAACACAAGCAAAACTTGGAACAAACGTGGCTGGCAACGGCCCTGCATTTAGGGCAACCCGTTCAACAGCGCAGACCCCATCAAGTAGCACTTGGACAAAAGTTACGTTTGATACAGAAACATTTGACACAAATAGCAATTTTGCTTCCAGTAGATTTACGCCAACTGTTGCTGGGTATTATCAGTTTAATTGGTCGGGTGGTGTTACGGGGTCTGCAAGTGAAGCATATGTGGCACTCTATAAAAATGGAAGTAATGAAATTTATAATTTTATGATTGGTGTCTTAACACAAAATGGGTATTTTGCAAATGATTTGCAATATGCTAATGGCACGACTGACTATTTTGAAGTATATATTTATATTACTGATGATGCCCCGTCTTGTAGTGTTTTAAATATGTCTGGTTTTCTTGCAAGGGGCGCATAACATGACACTCTACGACAAAATCAAAGCACTGTATCCTACGCTGACTCAGCAGGACTTCCTGACCACCATCCGCTTGCAGAACGACTCTGACGGCAAGGGTGACTACATTGCCGCTTGGGATCACCCGACCCTGGCACGACCCACTGAGGAGCAACTGAATGGCTAACGGAACAATTGCAGCAAGCCAGCTTGAGATGCTGTCCCTAAGCGGGACGGGCATCATCACCATCACGCCACCGGCTACCAACACGAACAGGGCGATCACTCTGCCTGACGCAGCGGGTGCGCTTGTTGTGTCTGGCACAACCCCGAGCTTGAACGGCATCACCTTCCCCGCTACGCAATCGGCAAGCGCTGACGCAAACACGCTGGATGATTATGAGGAGGGGACTTTTACGCCAATCATTGTTGGCGGCACTACTGCTGGTACAGCAACATATACCTCGCAAACTGGTCAGTACACAAAAATTGGAAATAGAGTTTTAATTAGCATTCGAATAGGTTATAACAGCGGAACTGGAACAGGGACTTTAAATATAGGTGGATTACCCTTTACAACAGATAGCGCAGGCGCATCTTTAAGTAACTATTCTGATGGTATTTCAATGACAGCAGGCCATGTAATGCAACTTATAACAGGAACTAGTAACACACTAATAAATGTTAATTCAGTCGCAACTGGCGGCGGTTCTGATGCAAATGTTGCTTATGATGCACAAGGATTTATGGCAGTAAATGGTAATTACAAAATTGCTTAATTATCTACATTGGATTATGCAGTCGGACATTTAAAGGAAATCAAATGGCACTCACCGAAACCAAAGTTATCGACCAAATCACCGTCACCGAGAACGGCATTGTGCTGTACCGCGAGGCTACACGCATCCTAAAAGACGGCGACCAGATTGCTCAGACCTTTCACCGCACCAGCCTGACACCGGGCCAAGACCTCACTGGTCAACCTGCCAATGTCGTGGCAATCTGCAATGCGGCTTGGACTGCTGAAGTGGTTGCGGCGTATCAGGCTCAAGTCGCAGCAGCTTAGCAAGAAACGGACTGTGTAAATTGTGGACGCGCTGCCGCCATTACCGCCAGCAGCACAAGCACCTGCTCCAACCTTTGAGTGCGTAAGGTGGTCGTGGTCCTCGGACCGCAAAGAAGTTTGGTGTCTCCAGTGGCGAGAAAAAGGCAAACCTGAACCTAAGAAGGTAGCGGAAAGTGATTGATCCGATTACAGCCCTTGCAGGCATACAGGCAGCAGTTGCGCTCATCAAGAAGGTCAGCAAAACCGTTGACGATGTGTCGTCTCTTGGGCCTGTCCTTGGCAAGTACTTTGACGCAAAGTCCACCGCCACCAAGGCGGTTGTTCAGGCCAAGAAGTCCAAGTCATCAATGGGCACGGCCATCCAGATCGAGATGGCGCTCGACCAAGCTAGACGGTTTGAAGATGAGTTGCAACTCCTGTTCATGCAGGCGGGGAAAATAGACGTCTGGAACCGCATAAAGTCCAGAGCAGCGGCGATGGATGTGGAGTCTGCCCATGATGCGCGGCGGGAGCGTGAGTCTGCGGTCAAGCGCAAGCAAGAGATGGATGAGGTTGTTGAGTTGGCCTTGCTGGCAGTTATCTTTTTTAGCTTAGTCGGGGTGATCTTATATTTCACTATTGGCATCCTTGAGCAGCAAAGATGAGTGACGAGCGTTTAAACCTAGTTGACAAAGTGCTGGCGTATGTCAGCAGCCCGTTCCGTCTCTTTGCAATGGTGCTGATGGCCGTGCTCACGTTTGCTGGCTACTTTGTATATACAAACCAAGAGTTGTTGATAGGGGCGTACAAAGAGTCCAGAAAGATTCCCAGCATTGCCGAAGACCGCGTAGAAGACGCAGCAGCCCATCTGTTTAAACAGTCTGGCGCACAGATCGTGGCGGTGTTCAAGGTCAACTCAATGTTTGGCACACGCATCCTGCACCGGGCCTACGCCAAGGACGGCAGGGACAAGACAAACGACGGGCTGGACGTGGGGCTGTTTACACAGAACGCAGGCAACAATTCGGATGTGGTCAAGCTCATGGCTAACGAGATTCCGTGCAGCGAGTACAAGTCAGCGCAGTCGGAAATGGGTTTGTGGTACATCGCCAAGGGCGTTACCTATACGTGCCGTATCAGTGTGCCACCGGAACCGGGCAGATTTGTTGGGCAAATCACCGTTGGCTGGGCTACCCAGCCTGAAGACATGGACAGCACCCGCGCCATGCTTCAAATTGCAGCAACCATGCTTTCAAGGAGTAAACAGTAATGGATTGGCTTAAACAAATCGCGCCCACAATTGCCACGG